CAGAATCAATTAGGATCCACTCCTGGTTCGAATCAAGAAGTTAAGGCCATCAAAGCAAAGTTCAGTCAAATCATTTATTCTAATAAATTGATTAAAGACGAGCAAGAAGCTAAGAAAGATATCTTCAAGGCTCTTGATACTGATCACGGAATTCCGGTAAAGATTGCTAAGAAAGTTGAAAAACTGTTAGAAAAAGGATCTGTTACAGAGTTCAACGAAGAAATGGCAGCTATCGAACAACTCTATGAAAAAGTTAGATCCTAGTAATTTTATAAAACATGCACAGTCTCGGGTTAAGCAAAATAATCCCGAGACTGTTTTTTTGATTGGAGGAGGGAAAAGCCTTCTAGAATATCTTCCTGACAAGAATATTCTCAAAGATCAAAATGTTATAACAGCAAACGATGGTTATTTACTGTTTCCTGAGGCTCTAGCATGTCATTTTGCTGATTGGGTATGGTTTGCTTGGAACCAGCAAAAACTCCTAGAAACGTGTTTAAACGAAAATATATCGTGTTGTATCCATCAGGACATTGAAGTGTTTGCTAATTTGTACAATGAACTGGGAATTACTGTATTCCAGAGAGAGCAGCGTAAGAGTCTAACTAAGAATCCATGTTTTCTCAACGGAGGGAACACTGGACATCAGATAATCAATTTAGCGTATCATATAGGATTCAAGAATATCGTTTTATTGGGGTACGATTTAACTGAAGATCCTCAAACGCATTGGCATAATAACCATAGAAGACCTACTAATATTCAAAACTTTACAGATTTTATGATTCCAGAATTTAATACGTTGACTAATTGTAAAGATGATTATAATATAAACATCGTTAACATTAATAAGCGATCTGCTTTGAGATGTTTTGATTTTGGAGAACTCCAGCAATATTTGAAATAAAAGGATCATATTATGGATCAGATTAATGTCTCTAACCCTATTGTAGAAGCTATTAATAAGTGTGCGAATATACATCAGGTAGCTGGAGTATTATCCACTGTGAATTTTACAGAATATCATCCACAATATGCTCTAGATATTATCAATGCAATAATGGCAAAATCAGATGACAGCTAACCACATCCTAGATGTAGTCGTTGCAATAATACAGGAACGTGGGGAGGAGTCGACGGTCATTTATTTGATTGCGAAGATTGTAAGGATACTTCAGTATAAAGGAATAAACTATGAAACATTCGACGGAAATTGAGTTAGACAGGCTTCTTGCTGAATATCAAAAACTCCCTCCTGAAAAACTCACCGAAGCATTAAAATGTGTGGAACAAGATATGGCGGATGCTTTGTTGGAAGGTAACGAATACCGGGCGATTAGGTTATCAGCTTTTATAACACAAGCTCGTAAATCTAAACAATAATAAATGTATAAGAATTAAGGAATTAAAATGATGAATAATTATCCAGATAAAATTTATCTGAAAGGTCATATATTCGAAGGAGATTTTTATCAGGAGGATTTTTCGTTTTCTAGTGTTGATGGATACGTTGAGTATATTCGTGAGTCGAAACCCCTCACACAGCCTAATCAGACGTTGATTGAGGCTTTCAGCGATTCGTGTGTTGCTTGTGGTAAGAATGCTTCCAATATTGCTTCAAACATGGAGGCTGGTGTTTGTTTTTATGATGGAAAACAACGCATAATTCACAATAAATGCTTAGTAAAATTGATTGCAGAGAAAAACAAGAACCTGTCGACAAAAATGATGCTGGATGCTTTGAAGGCAATAGTTGATTTTGATGATACGGATTTTATTACTGATATGTCAGATGGTGTAGATTCATGGCAATCCAATGGCCTTTCCAGTTTAATAAGTAAAGCTCGTGAAGCAATCGCCGCCGCATCGTCCGCACCTGTTGTGGAGGTTGTTCATGGCTTAGAAGAAGCATTAAAAGCGTCTGAAACTTACGGTGAATCGCGAAGAAACAATTGGGATATGAAAGCGATATTAGAAGCCGCTCCTTCAACTCGCACAGCAGAAAGGTAATGTATGATGTTTCCATTCGCACTTTAGAAAATCGTAGACATTATTATTTTTATATTTTCAAGCATTGAGGTGACAATAAAATGACCCAACCAACAAAAGACCAACTTATCGCCGCGAGGGATGCTATTTCTTCCTGTATAAATTTATCTGAAAATCCAAGAATGTCAGACGAAGAAAAAATTATCTGGTCGCAAGGCACGACTTTGAAACCGTTTATCCATATCGGAACAATGAAAACAATCCGCACCCTCCTCGACTCCCATATCAACCCGCCTGATTTGGAGGGGTTGAAGCGGGAAGTTGTTTTGGACATTAGGAAAACACCAGAATTATTACATAAGCACCTTGGTTATAGTATGGAAGAAGTTGTCGGTCATATCATAGACCACCTAGCCCCGCGAATTGTACGGGAGGGGTTCGTTGTTGTGCCAGAGGAGCCTACCGAAAAGCAATGGATCGAATACGCCAATGCTTGTCCCCCATTCACCACATATATGTTCGATGAATGCAAAATTTCCGCAATATGGAGAAACCAGTCTAGGACAGACCACATAGAGGCTTGTAAAAAATCTTACAAGGCTATGATTGCAGCAAGCAAGGGATAATGATGCCGATTATATTAAGCATTTTTCTGTTTATAGTAAATATTTTTATATCGTATATGAATTTTGGTTGTATTTCTTTTTTATCGATTGTAGCTTCGGGATTATTTGGAGTCATAATTTATTTTATGTTTGAGGGTATAAAATAAATGTTCTATAAATTTATTTGTAAAATTTTTGGTCATAATTTAATGAAAAATATTCCATCTTATTTTTCAAATAGGTATGGCTTTAAATGTCTTCGTTGTGGTGCAGTAATTAAGAAGGATTAAAATGAAAAAGATTATAATTTTACTCACAGGAAAACCTGGTTGCGGCAAAGACACCGTAGCTAATATTTTATCAGCTAACCAAATCAACCATCTAAAACTTGCAGATCCTCTTATGAAGATTATGTATGCAATGTTTCCTAATTTTAATTATGAATACAATATTAAAATTAACAACGAGAGAGCTCTTAAAGAGTCTCCTAATGAAGTCTTCCTAGGAAAATCGTATAGAGAATGTATGATTTGGCTAGCTGAAGAGTGTATTAAACCGAAGTTTGGAAAAGATTTCTTTATTAATAATCTACTAGAACGTATTGATAATAGTAATTTTCATATGTTTGTAGTATCAGATCTAGGATTTAAGAATGACGAGTTGTCTCATATTGATCCTAATAAATACAATGTAGCTGTCGTTAAAGTAACTAGAGACAATCTAGATAATATAAAAGACAGCCGTGAAGATATTAATGATGATATCTTCTTTACAATAGATAATAACGGATCTATAGAAGATCTGAAATTGCGTTGTAGTGTTCTAATGTCAATGATAGAGGATAGCTTACCAGATGACTTTAAACTACCTGTCTCCCAATAAGATCAAGGTTATAATTGGAAAGTTTCCTGATATCCAAATAACAGCTCAGAAGACAAATATCCCAGGGATAACGTTAAATCCTGTAAAGACCCCAGTTAATTCTAGTCACGATGCTTGGTTCCCTGGGGATAAGATTGAGTATGAAGATCTGATAGTAACATTTATAGTCGATACAAAACTTGCTGGGTATAAAGCTGTTAGAAGTTGGATGAACGAGATCACCGGACAAGACGGGAAGAGACCTGAATACTTTTCCGATATTACTGTAGAGATCCTCAATAATCATTTTGGAATCAACCAAACAATCCAATACAAATATTGCATGCCTTACCAGATCACCGGAGCAGTTATGGATACTTCTATATCAGAAGAGACTCCTATAACATTCGATTGTGTTTTTAAATTCTCTGATATGAATATTATTGATAATACATAAAAATTATAGTATACTATGTCAATGACATTAGATGAATTATACTCCGAAATCTCCAAAGACTTTGATATAGACGTTACAGATCTCACAAGAGAAGCTGCTAAAGGGTCTTCTTTATTTGTTAAGTATATCAGATTATACTCAGACGAATCTATTAAATACGAATTAATGGAAAACAAACGTAAAGAGCTTATAATTAAAAAAAGAGATTATTATTCAGGAAACGGCACTCCAGAAGAATATAAAGCTAAACCGTTCAGTTTAAAACTCCGCACAGATACTGCGATCAATAAATATATAGAATCTGATCCTGAAGTTATTTTATATGATCAGAAAGTTCTAATCCAAAAACAAAGAGTTAGTATATTGAAAGAATGTATGGAAGAAATTCGTAGAAGATCTTTTACAATTAAAAACATTTTGGACCATCAGAAGTTTATAAACGGTGGATGATCAAGAAACTATAAACATCTATGATTATAATGAGACTTATATACAGCTAGACTCAGACCCTTCTGTTATGGCTGAGATTAGAGAGTATTTTACATTCGAAGCTAAGAATGCTAGATTCCATCCAAAGTTCAAGGCTAAGCAATGGGACGGCAGAATTAGGCTATTATCAGCAGTCAACAACACGATCTATAAAGGACTTATTCCTTACATAAAAGATTTCTGCGATGAACGTGGATATAATTGTGAAATAGATCCAGCTATCTTAAAGACTCTCTCTGAAAATATTCAATTTGATATAGATCATCTTTTAAAATACGTTGATCCTGTATTTCCTCCTTACGAATATCAAAAGAAAGCTATAGAGCATGCTATAAAAAGCACTAGATGTCTTCTACTGTCTCCTACAAGTTCTGGTAAATCGTTCATAATATATCTGATGATGAGACATTACCTATCTGTGGGTCTCAGAGTTCTTCTCGTCGTTCCCTCTACTCATCTTGTAGAGCAGATGGTGTCAGATTTTAAAGAGTATCAACCAAGCTTTGATATTGACTATATAACCCATAAAATTTATGACGGGGCTGATAAACTCTCTCATAAACCCTTGACAGTCTCAACGTGGCAATCAATAGTAAAGCAACCTAAGAAATACTTTAATGATAATTATGATGTTATAATAGTTGATGAAGCTCATAATTATAAAGGTGAAGAAGTTAGAAAAGTCTTAGAGTCTGCTGATCAGGTTAAGTATAAATTCGGACTCACTGGAACCTTGGATGATGTGGATATCCACAGATTCACTATAGAAGGCCTTCTAGGGAAATCCTTCACAGTCACTACAACTAGTGAAATGATAGGAGCAGGATTATCTTCGGATATATCAATTAAACCTATAGTGTTAGAATACGATCAAACCATAAGAGCTTCCAATAAAAAATTTGAATATAAAGATGAAGTTGAATTTGTAATAGGATGTCAAAAGAGAACTTCATATATTAGTAAACTAGCTCTACAACTAGCTCAAAAAAACACAAATACTCTTATTCTAGCAGACAGAGTAGAACATGTAGAATCTCTTTATAATGAGATATCAAAGTATACTAGGAGAGTATACAAGGTAACAGGATCAGTCGATGTAAAAGAGCGCGAGAGGATCAGGAAGCTTGTTGAGTCTGAAGATGGTATAATTCTAATAGCTACATACGGGACATTTTCTACAGGTGTTAATATTAAGAATATCCAGAATATTATTTTTGCCTTTGCAGGAAAAGCTTACATCAGAACTCTACAATCCATAGGTAGAGGATTGAGACTTGACGGAAAATCTAATAAGATGACTTTATACGATTTTATAGATGATTTTGGATTTATATCTAAAAACGGTAAAAAGGCTAATAATTATATATACGAACACGGAATAAAAAGACTTTCTATATACATGAAAAGCAAATTCAAATTTAATATAGTAAAAATCAAAATATAGATTGATTTGCTTTAGACAATCATCTATAATATATTCTTATCAACAATACGGAGAATCATTGTAATGAGCGAAGACGATCAACAATATACAAAAATTAACATTTTAAATTCTTCCAAAAAGTTGATCCACAAGGATTCCAACAACTTCAAAATATCTGAGGTTGAAAAGAAATACAGTGCAGTATATCTTGGAGAGTTTTGTTTGAAGTCCCCTTCAGAAGGATGGATGAATCAAGCTTATTCGTTGTTTTATACTCCTAAAGCACACCCTCAAGGATCTAATTATTTTGCTCTGTATTATATGTGGGATCTTGTAAGTTTAGAGACTGGTAAACCTAAACTGTATATCACAAACGGAATATCTGCTGTGGTAGATCCTGAGACTGGTGATAGAGTAATTTATACTGGAGTTGATTGCGGTGATGATGAAATTCTATATTCAGCTTATCGTCACGACTATCAAACATATAAAGATTTTATGATTGACGGTGGTAGAGATTATACTAAACGTTCTATGAACGGTAATCTCGTCAGCTTTAAAATTGTAGATGATCAGATAGTATTAGAGGATTAGTTGTGAATATATTTTTAGATTGCGAGTTTAATAGCTTTGGAGGCAAATTGTTATCGTTGGCTATGATCGACGATGCTGATACTTATTTCTATGAGATTATACACTACGATAATATAAAATATGATCCTTGGGTATCAGAGAATGTCCTTCCTATCATGAAAACGGATCCTATAACAGGAAAATCTAAAGACCCTATCCCATTTCAGGTATTTCAACATAAATTATATGAATATTTAAACCCGTATTATCCAGCCAACATTATATGTGATTGGCCTGACGATATTAAATATCTTTGCGAAACTCTGATGACCGGACCAGGAATTATGATTCCTCTTAATGAATTGAATTTTTACATGTCTAGGTCTCTAGGAACTTCTGGAGCTAAGCCTCAACATAATGCTCTTGCAGACGCTATAGCTATTAGAGATAATTATTACAAACTTCAGAACGATAAGATAAAATTCTTTTAGAAGCTTAGATAGTTTCCGAATATAGGATCAGGATTTCTTGTTACAATAGGCATAGACATATATGTATTGTTTACTGGAGATATATTAGCTACTGTATTGTTAAAACTAGAAGGCTCTCTAGGACCTCCTGTGTTCATAGAAGCTTGTTCTATTTTGCTTTGATTAGACATCATATCAACAGTCCTCTGATCTTGTTTGGCTGAAGGCTGAACATCTGGGGCTTTTTGATTAGGGTATGCAAAATCATGCAGAGAATCTGGTGCGAATTTCATTTCGTATCCCAGAATATTTATTTTATTGTCTTCTGGAATAAATTTTTGAAGAGCTGATCTTATAGTGTCTAGGAATCCATTGACTATAGAATCTTTAAGAGAAGTAATTTTATCCGTAATAGTTTTAACAGTATCATTAAAGAAATCTCCAATGTCGTTGAATATATTTCCCCAACCATCCCATATTCTATATACAAGTATTCCTATTTGATCTGTAATTTTATCATAGCTGAATATATCAGTACCTATGAGATCATTTAAAGGAGATAGCAATTCGTCTACAATATTTTTAAATGTAGCTTCTATAAGAGCAGCACCTCTCTTGCCTTCATCGTAAGCATTATAAGCTCCCTGAGCTCCTGCTATGGCAGCAGCACCTACTGTAAGAATACCAGCACCCTTCATAGCAACTTTACCTACAGTCCCCAATACTCCTGGTACAGCTTTCATAACTTTAGTAAATTTCGAAACTTTTGGAATTTCTTTGGCAACCTTACCGAATGAGCTAGAAAGTTTTCCACCTTCTCCTACAGCAAACTTCTCTCCTGCTTTAAAGATGTTTCCTATTTTACCAGCAACTTTAGGAGAAATCTTTTCAAATAGCTTCGGAGCAATTTTAGAAAGAATCCCTCCAATTATTTTGTTTCCTAAAAGAATTTCGAACAATCCTATCAAAGCTCCTTCCAGCAAAGGAATAAACCTCATAAACATAACATTCTCAAGCATCTTCCAAAGAGGATTTTTAGAATCTCCTTTGACTTCAGCTATAACATGATCTTTTAAACTAAATGTGTTATCAGCTTTAGCTTTTTGAAGATTAAATTTGGCCGACTTCTCAGCTTCTTTAGCTAACCTATTAGAATCTTTAATCACCGCTAGTTGATCTTCATTGATTCCCCAAACATCACTAGTAGCTTTTAAAAGATCTCTCATAATGTTAGAGATATCATCTAACTCATGATACACCAAATCGAATATATTAGTATGGCCTATATTCTCTTTCTTGATGATCTTGATATCTTTAGCTTGTTCGTCTACAGCCTTAGTTTGCTTTACCTGCTCTTTATTGTTCCCCATGAGGTCATCTACAAAATCTCCTAGATACCCTCCAATCAATCCAAGATCGGGAAGCTCAGACAACAGGTAAGATTGCATTAATCCCAAAGAATCTACTAACGTTTTATTTGCAGATCTCATCACAGGAATCATTGCTAAAGCAATAGCAGCAGATAAACCCTTTACAGAGGAGTCATTAGAATCTCTAACTTGAATATTTTCAGTAGAAGTATTACCCTTAGGTAAGGCTTTTTTGTTACTAGACGTCTTCTTTGCCATTTCCTGAAGTTTCTGTTGCTTTTGTGATTAGTTTATTGGTATTGACATCTTGATATGTAGCTCCAAACACATACACTGATATAACAAGCCCAGCTAGCGAGAAAGAAGAAGTTACAAGTGTTTCGTATATCCTTGTATCTGTTCCTTTATATGTAATATATAGAACTATAGCTGCGCATACTGCTAGGGTTGTGTATATAATTCTTCTTCTATGAAGCCATCCGTCATTGGCTCTTCCAATAAGATCTTTAGACATGTTTTCTCCTATGAATGATCTAACATGTCCTTCTTTTCTTGTAAGTATCTTTCTAGGAAACCTATGTAGATAGATCTTTCCCAGGGGATCATGTTTTCTAGTTCATCTATAGAGTATTTATGATGATTAGCTAAAGTAAAGTTTGTTGCATAATAAGAAGGTAATGATAGGTCACAGATTATTCTAAAAAACTTTTAAGACCTACCATCTCAATAGTTTCTTCGTGTCCACAAGAAGAACATTTTACAAGCTTTTTATATCTCAACCTAGGAAGATCTTCGAAGAATTTTTTGATCTTAGAGAACTGTGAGTCTGTTAATGATTCGATCCAATCAACAAGATCTTCTTCTGTATAATCCTTAGTATCAAACAGATCGTCTCCCTTATAGATAGTGTCTATAAATTTAGAGAATACTGAATACACTTGAGTTATATTATTAGATTCATAGAGAGTCTCTATAAACTGTATGGAAGATAGTGTTGGATACTTTAAAATAACTCCAAACTTTTCACTATCTTCTAGAGATATGTTATTAGATGTCTTAGAATCTACAGTAACTTCATTGAGATCAATTTGAATTTCATTGACGTGTCCGCATTTTGATCCATCTTCTTTATCATGATCGCACTTGAATGCTACATCGACCACAGAACCTTTAGATTTAATTCTTAGATTTAAGAAGATATATTCAAGATCAACTAAAGCTAACTTATCAACATCTATAGCATCGTAAGTGCATCCAGATACAACTGTTTTAATTGTGTCGTATATTGTAGTGTCTGCTTTATCCTGAAAAGCTATCATGATAGCTTTTTCTTCTTTTACTAGGAAAGGTCTGTACTTAACTTCCCTTCCGTTGGAAGGTAATTTGAGGGTATATGTGGGAACTACACTTTTTGGTAGAGTCATTTTACGGTATCACTTTCTTTATAATATTTAAAATATTTATACTGTTATCTTTCCTATTTTACCGTTATAAGAATCTATAACAGCTTCTATTTGCATTCTATAATCTAGAGGAGACAGTATATGTTTTATTGACGTTATCAGGTAGTATCCCGAATAATACTTAGAAGGAGTTCCTGTGATAGAGGCATCAACTTCACTAAAATTATAATCAGTCAGATCAATCTTCACACAATCTCCTACTTTATGTCTGGAGTTTGCCGGTATCTCGAATTGAATCTTAAAGTTGTTTAGAGCTGCTAAACAGGATATTCTCTTTTGAAGATACTGCTCGGGACCGATATACTTGGAGTTATCATTGTATCTATAATCTTCTAGGCTTGTTATAGGGTGATTTCTCGTTGACATAACAGGAAGAAAAAGCCTTCTTGAATTATACTGTTGAGTTATATCGTTTTTATTAGACTCGTCTAGATATATCGGTGGAAAATCTTTAGGATTATTAACATCTAGAAGATCTCTGTTTGTAGTTTCCGAATTGTAGAAATCTTTTAAATAATCAAATTCAACAACATTAGTTTCCCCTGTATGGATATCATAAGTCGTTAACGACGATGCGTACATTCCTGAATTGATATTTTTAATGATATCATAAGATCGTTGTATTTGAAGTTTTTCTATAGTTTCCGTATCAACGTCTCTTTGAGTGCTTTGTTGATTTTGTGCGGCGTTTCCGTATTTAAAAGTAACTCCAAGCTTACTATTGATTTCCTTAGTTTCAAATAAAGTTTCTAAACTGACAAACTGAAATCCTCTTTTGTTTTCAAAAAACATAAAATTAGCTATCTCGTATTCATCTGCCCCGTATCTCCCAGGAGCCAACCTTAAAGATTTATTAGCAAATTCTTGTATCATTTCTACAGGCTTCGTATAGGGAAACGTTATACAAGGTTCTATGTTTTTAGTTTTTTCTACAAATAATTCTACAGCATTATCTTCTGATACGTTTTCGTATTCAGCTTCGATATTATTAGAGCTTATATATGGAGATCTTCCAAACCGGGATATCGGTTCAGATAAAGTGTTTGTAGGAAATCTTAAACCTTCATCTGCCGTCATTATTTGAGTAACTATTTCTGAAGATCTAAACCCTCTATAAGATTTAGATATCTTCGAGAGTTCATTAGTTTTATATTCAGGGGAAGCAAAGTATAAGGAATAAACTCTTTGAAAATCTTTTATTTGGTTTACATCGTCTATTCTAATGATATCGAAAGTTCTGTGTATATAATCTATAGCTTGGTTCTCGCTTGAATAATTGTAAGAATAAAACTTTAGAGTTAGTTGTTCATTTCCAGAGATAGGAAGTTTATCGAATAATCCTAATGTGTCCGATATAGTGATTTTACCGTTGAGACAGGGGGAGAACATATCTTCGTATAATATGAGCCCTTGAAAAATAGGAGCGATATCAATCTTGTCTCCTAGACAAGTCGTCAATATCATCTTCTCTATTGTAGGGGTTCCTGCAGCCTTTATATACATCTATAGAGCTTTTCTAAGTTGAGTTTTTAATTCAGCAAGAACTTGAGGAACATAATCTTTTTTGAGAAGTTTAACTTTTCTTTTAAGTTCGTTTATATTCTGTTCGAAAGTCAGATTAGATACAGGATGAGTTGTTACAGTGTTTGTCCATATACCTTCAGCAGTCTCGTAGTGGTGTATAGAATATATATTTTGAACTCCGTATTTTTCAGATACAAAATTGTATAATTGGGAATCCGACATGCACCATCCTGTATACAGATCATCTATATCATTGATCATTAAAATTATCCAGTACAGTTGAGGATCTCCGTAAACTTGATATGCCAATTGTTCGGGAGTTTGACCGTCTTTAACTTGGACATATTCAAATAGCACCGTATTAGTTTTAATTTGATTTAGGAAGTCTATTCTAATGGTTGTATTAACAACTCCATCCGACGTCTTTGGAAAATTTTCAAATAAGCTAGGCATCTTTTACACTCCTGGTGTCTTAGTTGTTTTCAGGTCAGTTTCTAAGAACGACATTGAAAGAGTGATTTGGGAAGTGTATCCATCATCCATTAACTGAGTGTTGGATTGAGAATATCCAACACTCACGTTCTGACAGACGCAATAGTTTATAACAGGAAATCCTTTAACGTTCCTAAAATGAATTCCAAATTCAGCAGGAAAATTAAAAAACGAGTCTGAGTTGTTTTCTATAGAAGGCAGAGAATGTTTAGTGAATGTTTTAATGATATTGTCTATGATCTCTGATTCTTGTTGAGAATATGGCAGGAATGTCCATTGCCAAGAAAATGATCTAGGCTCAGATCCGTTGTATAAAGCTTGTTTCTTTGGATTGGGAGTAAGAGCAGCGATCTTTTTAAATGTATCTCCTACAGTAAGAGATGCCATAGTTTTACCTATAATAGCAGCACCATCGAGAACACTGGAAGATCTTAAAACATCTCTAATCCCTTCTATCATTCTAAGATCAGTCATTTCCCAAGAATGGCTATAGTTATTTTGAACATTATCAGGAAGAGGTAGATATACCCTCTCTAAAACCGTTGGAGGATGTTGAGATAGTTTAATATCTCCTTTAGGCTTCTCTATTTTCCCAGATGATGCCGGAGCAGAGTCTTTAATCCAGTTACGGTCTCTGAACTTTACAATATCGAACGACATGTAAGGATAATTGTTATCAGCTTTGTGACCCAAATCAATTGGATATCTTATAGACATCTAGAACCTTTTAATAAATATACATTTAATACTTAATTATTTATTGTTGAGTTATATGGCTTTAAACAACGCTAAATCCGGAAGATACTACCCAAAGAATCCTCAGAAATATGCTGGAGATCCTAATAAGATCATCTATAGATCTATGTTGGAGAGAAATCTTATGGTTTATTTTGACAAGACTCCAAATATTACTAAGTGGGCGTCAGAAGAGATAGTAATTCCTTATATAAATCAACTAGATAACAGTAGCCATCGATATTTCCCGGATTTTTTAATAGAATATATAGACACGAATAATAAACTTCGCAAGATGCTTATAGAGGTTAAACCGTACAGCCAGACCATAGAGCCCAAGCCTAAAAAGAATAAGAAGACTATGTTATTCGAAACTACTACATGGTTGACTAATAAATCTAAATGGGAAGCTGCAGAGGCTTGGTGTAAACAACATGATATAGAATTTAAAATTCTCACAGAAAAACAAATAAAACCACAGCCGAAATCTTAATAAATAATCATATGATAGAGAAGACTGAAACAATCACTCAAAGACTCGAAAAGCTTGCTAGGCAAAGAGGTCTGGAACCTTTTGCTATGAAGTCTATGAATTGGTTTATAGACAAAGCTAAATCTGTTAACAGAGCTGACGCTCGTAAAGAATTGTTCAAGCATGGTAAGAAGAAAAACGGAGCTCCTGCATTGGGGAGAATGTACTTCTACCAGTATAATGCTAAGACTAAAGATCAGCTGCCTTACTGGGATTCTTTTCCTTTGATTTTTATGCTAGAGCTTAAAGAAGATGGTTTTTTAGGAATAAATACCCACTACCTACCTCCAAAAGCTAGAGCTCTCCTGATAGATAGGCTTTTGAGTCTCAGATCTAACAAAAAATATACAGATTCCGTCCGTTTACGGATGACCTACCAACTGCTAAAAAACATTCCAAAATATGCTCTATTTAAACCCTGCCTGAAGAGATATTTGTTTTCTCATATAACGTCCAGAATAATAGAAATTCCTCATACCGAATGGGAAGCTACGGTGTTTCTACCATTACAACAATTCAATAAAGAAGTAAACTCTAGAATCTGGTCAGATTCTATGAATGGAAAATAATCATATGACAAGTATCAACGACATCATCTCTCAAGTAAATAAAAATTACTTCACCAAACCTAATAGATATTCTGTAGCTATTAATGGAGGGTATGGAGAAACTGTTGTTGGAGACGCTTCTAGAGATGTTATGTTCAACTGTGCTCAAGTAAATATTCCCGGATTAAATATAGGAACGACTCAGCACCGTAAATACGGTCAGGGTGTTCCTACATTCATGCCAACAGGAAAATCTTTTACAGATTGTACATTATCGTTCTATGAATCTGAAAAAATGAATGAGAGAGCTTATTTCTCTCAGTGGGCTTCTTCTATTCTAGATTCTAAAACAGGACGTCTAAAGTATTTTGATACTATCAAGAAAGATATCACTATAACTCAATATGATCTTAGAGATAATATTACATATCAGTGTATTTTGAGAGAAGTTTTCCCTTCTAACGTATCCCCTTCTGATAGATCTTATAGTGCTGAGAATACAGTATCTCAGTTCGTTGTGTCGTTTCAGTTTAGATCGATGGAAGAGATTTTCAGTAAATAATCGCTTGACTCTTCAAGAAACTTCTATAATATAAATAATATGAACAAGGAATACGATATGAAAACATTTAAAGAATTTTTAGTAGAAGATACAACAAATGGTAATTCTGGTAGATTGACTATGGAAGAAATCCATAAAAGAGCGGAAACTACATCACGAACACGCGAACTTAGTTAGTGAGATGAGGAAATATACATGGGACGATGAGCGTACTCCTGATCTCCCAAAAAGATCTAAGAAAGAAAACGGTATGAAATCAGAGCATAGAGAGAAGATGGATGATAACTTTCGATATAAACTCAGAATGTATCCAGGAGACATTACACCATCGATGTTGCATAATCAAGCATCTAAAGCTCTAGGGTTAAACCTAAAAAAGCTCCTCCTCTATACAAGGGAACGGAATAATAAAAAGAAAATAGATCTTTAAGATCTATTTTCTTTTTATAAATATATCCATGACAATCATCTCGGATATATTAAGCAATTCTACATCATACACTCCAGAGAATACAGATATAGACTATCACAAGTCTCATCTGAATATTCTCTTGCAACAGTTGAAACGCAAGACTAATATAGAACAATCCAAGGTCTGGGATTATATTGCAGTCGAGAATGATCCGTTCTTCTCTAGAAGATATCCTTCCAATAACAATAAAATATCCAAGATAATGAGCAATGTCTCTACATATCAGACAGCTCTAACAGCAACCCTCAACCAATTATATCTAGCTAAAGTTTATAATTTTATACCGAAGAACCTCTTGGATACTATAAAAACATTATCTGGACTAGCTGATACTACTAATAACCTTCTTCCTACAATATCTCAACAGATCCCGTTGCAGATGATAGAGCAGGCTCTCCTAACAGATCTTTTAAGTTATTTTGATAACGGACAAGCAACATATAATGATGTTTTAAGTATGTATAGTTCTGTTCTACAGAATGCTGAGCTATTTCAAAATATTCAAACAGGGGATCTTAAATCTATTTTATCGTTGCCTCTTAAGCAGTTCTTGCCCGAAGAATTTTCAGTTATCTTGGAAAGCTTGGCTTATCTAGATCTGCTAGATGAAATTTTTACAACAGATGACGATAAGAATAGTTTCAATTTAGCTATTTTAAACATTTTCAAATCAACCGAATCCAATACAGTATCTTCATATGTTAATCCTGACGAATTTCAAAATTATAATATATCATATTCTGATCCTCTAGGGATAACTCACCAGGATTCTATGATGTCTCAGATGGCATCTAATATATTTTCTAGTATAAATCCTCAATTGAATTCTTTATATTCTCAGCACAATATAAGCTCTCAACATGCTTCTAATATCACAACATCGTTAGAACAATCGTTTAGCACCTCCATAGTCGATCCAATATTAGATTCGGGAATCCTTTTGCCGGATTTGACAGATTGTTCTAATACTATTAAGGCTAACGCTAATAACGATGTCATCAACTCCTTTAAAAATTGTTTTGTTTTGTTCCAACAAGAAATCATCAAGAGGATTCCTGAAATATCTCAACAATCAACATCGTTCGATTATCTTGTTAATATTAAAAACAATCTAGAATTAAGAGATCGATATATAAACACAGGATCATCAATAGAGAATCTCCAAGAAATTCGAGATTATATAGAAACAAATACAACATCTAAGCTTTCAGACAAACAGCTAGATGATTTGTATATAAAAATCAAAACCGTATTAAAGGATTAATAATATAATGGATATGTTATTTGCAGGTAAAAACGGGTTCGTTTGGTGGTTTGGAAAAGTTGAAGAAAATAACGATGATCTTGGGATAGGTCGTGTGAAAGTCCGTATAGACGGTTGGCATAATCCAGATGATACTGAACTTCCTACGGCAGATCTTCCTTGGGCTGGAATTATTATGCCGGTTGATAATGCGGGAGTAGGAGGAGCTGGAAGAACTCCTGTTGGAATGCTTCCAGGAACTAGAGTTGCTGGATTTTTCTTGGACGGTGAATCTGGCAAGCAGCCTATGGTTTTTGGAACTCTCGTAGGATCAGCTATAAGCACAGTAGAAAGAGCTGTAGAAGAAGGTTCGACTCCTCAACAACCCTCTGTATTAGATTACATCCCAGGAGCTTCCATCTTTACTAGAGAAGGAGATTGTCCTGAAGGATCTACTACAGAGACTACATCGTACAATGAACCAATCTCCACAATTCCTTCTGATATAAAAATTAATAAAGACGAGTGGTGTTTGCCTTGCACGGGATTTGTGTCGTCTGCATACGGAGAAGTTCAAAGAAGAAGTCATAGAGGTGTTGATATATGTCCTGCTGGATTTTATAAACAAACTTCACCTGGGGCTTCTCATGTGGGAGGCATTCTTAGAGGGCCTACTGGAAACCCTGTATATGCTGCAGCAGATGGTAAAGTTGTTTATAGGTGGTCTAAGGATCAAGGACAAAAAGGATCTCTAACAACATACGATAAAAACAAACAAGGATCTAGATCTTTTGGGAATGCTATTGTTATACAGCATAACACATCTACAGGGCCTTTTGTTACTGTATATGCTCATCTAGGATCCAATCAAGATCCTTCATTAGATTCAGCTAATTCTGGAGTGCTAGTTAATGTCGGAGATGTTGTTACAAAAGGTCAGCAAATAGGGACAATGGGAAGAACCCACGTCTGGGACAGTTTAACTCACTTGCATTTTGAGATAAGAGTAGGAACAGGTCTTCCTGCTACACCTAACCATATAAACCCCGGAATAGTGTTTCCTCAGTTATCTCATAGACACAACTCATACAGAAGTTGGGTAGATTCTCAAAATAAATATAATATAGATCCAATATTCGACCCTAAAAAAGCTCCTGTTATAGCTAGAGATAGACCTGTATAATGACTAAGAAAATTGAAATTGATATTAGATCCAATGTTCCTGAACTATCTTACGGGACAGGTCAAGGAAAGTCTGTTGATATTAGATCCGCTAGACTTAATCATATTATTACAGCAGATGATAAGGTTATCCTGACCGAACCTTCGTCGCAATCTCATAGCCAATACCCTTACAATAAAGTAGATCAATCTCAATCGGGACACATTAAGGAAGTCGACGATACTCCAGGAGCTGAACGTTTAATGGAGATGCATAAATCCGGGACATTCTACGAGATTCTTCCAGACGGCACTAAAATAGCTAAGATATTTGGAGACGATTTCTATATTGTTTTAGTTGATCATACGTTAGTCGTTGGAGGGAATCTTAATATAACCGTTCAGGGGGATGCTAATTTTCTAGTCAAGGGGAATATGAAAACTAAAGTTGGAGGAGATTATGAACTCCAAGTTCATGGAAACATGACTACTAGAGTTCAGGGCTCTGAGCTGCATTATACAAAGGGACCTGTTGATTTTCAGTCAAATTCGAACATATCAATGAGATCTCAGGGAAACTTTGTGGTAGATTCTACAGGACATTTAAACTTGCAGTCAAGGTCAAAGGTGACTTTGAGATCTCAGGGGCCCGGTCAATTCTATTCTACAGGAAATCTTGATCTAGACGGATCTAAAGTATATTTAAAAACTCATAATACCGATCCTGGAAAACTTAATATAAAATCTAAAGATCCTACAGGAGGATTATCTATTCCCGATACCGTTATATCTCCAAATAGAGAAACTCTAATGAAGCTTAGAACTGACAATAAATTGATTTTAGGATTAGATGATGATATAAAGAGTTATTCGAAAGATCGTTCTAAGATCATTTAAAGAATATCACCAAGAAGATCTTAATAAATATATTAAAGAATATTTAAAATTAACATATGTGTTCATTAAATACTTAATGATTATATATTATGTAGAGACAACAGTCAACTAAAAAGAGAACAACCAATGAAAACGTTTAAAAGTCTAAGAGAGTCAACTATAGAAGCTTCCATGAACCCTACAGTAGATACAAATATAATCAATAATTTGGTGAAGTTCTCTCAGCAGATCTCCCAGTCATTTCAGCCAAACTTGACAATTTTAATCAATAAGATTGAATCTGAATTGAATAAATTTGCTCTGACTTTAGGAGATGTCGATACTGATACTCCTTTTGAAGACGAAGGAACCGATGATTATATTATACATTTTTATTCTACAAAAGAAGTTGTAAAAAATGTATTCTTGACTTTATCTTGGAGAAGGATTCAAGGTCAGCAATTTGAATACACCACAGACGGATCCAAACTCGTCAATGATGTTAATTTGATAGTTAATCTTGTAGATCCTACGGATATGGACAGCATCTTAAATAGTGATGACGAAGAAGAAATGACGTTTGTTAGAATGGATGAATCTAAGATCAGTGATTTAAAAAACGAAATAGGAAAAGACTATGAGGGTAAGCTTCCTACAGCAGAAGACATGGGATATTTTCATGGAAGCTGGGGAAGGAAAGATAATCCTTATAAAAAAGGAACAATACATCATAAACATTATGAATCTGGCCATATTGCAGGAACAGATGATAGAGAGTCTAATGCAATGCACTATCCGGGGGAGGTGGATGAATCAGGGAGTGATCGTATTGATAACATTGAAAAGTCTGTTCAAAAAGCTCATCTACTAGCGTCCCAAAAAAATATCAAAGGTTTATCTAATCATATAAGCTCATTGGACAGAAAAACAAGAGATGCTATCGAAGATTCTTTGCTATCTCATAAAGAAAACGGAACATTCTACAAAAAACATATATTAGGATTAACAGAAGAATCTCTAAACGAGATTTCTAAAAGCAAACTAAACCAGTATGTGAAAAAAGCTTCGGACGATCTAGCAGTAACATCTCAGCTTCAAGGTTCAGAACTTCAAATTAGAAATAATACAAATCATGAAGGCGAATACGATAGAGCAAATAAGAACGTTCAAGATTATGCTGCCATTAGAGCAAGACGTAAAAAAGGTATCGCTAAAGCTGTAGACAAGCTCACAGAAGAATCTTTAGAATCTCGCCCAGATCTTCAAGGATGGCACGACGGATACAATAATCATCCAAAACCTGGCAAAAAAAGCTTAAACCTCTATTACAGAAATAATCCAGATCACATCTCAATGTATCATGCTTCGTACGACGAAGGTAAAAAAGAAGCTGAAAAAGACTCTAAACAAGTAAACGAAGCTCGTGGTAAATACGAACAAGATTGGGACAAGTCTAAATCGAAGATCGTAGACTCTCCTAAATCAACAAAAGATAAAGTTGTTGATAAAATGAAAAAATCTTTCAAGGAACTTAGATGCAAGCTTCAAGAAGAATCTTTAGAAGAAGCTTATAATTTTGATGTGTTGCTAACAGCTACTCATGCTGATACTGGAGAAGAACTAACTCATCAAACAACAGTTAAAGCTACTGATACTGAAGATGCTTACGAAAAAGCTAAAGCAGAAATGCTTTTAAAACATCCTAAGGCAACTTATGTAGCAAATATTCATACACCTTCCGGCACAATGATAAAAGAAGCTTCTGACCCGACAGACGTTCTTAAAATTAACGTACCTGCATTTATTCGTTGTATGGAATATGCTATGGAAGACGTTAAAGAGGATGCTGAACTTCACGAGTTTGTTGAACATCTTTTAGCAATGTCTAAAAATCAAGATGTATTGGACACAGATGCTTATGAAAAGGCTGTAGAGGCTTGCTCTAAAGAAGAAGCTGCCCAAGCTCTGAAAAATCTGCACGACAGAGAAGCATCTAAGAAAGATTAAAAATGAAAACATTTAAAGAATTCCTAAAAGAAGATACTGTATCTAGATGGAAAAACTACGATACAACTAAAATACCTGTAAAATCTCATATTTCGTATGATGAAAAACAAAAAATGTATCGTCATGAGTTTAGAGACGATGCTGGTAATCAATGGGGAAGTGAGACGTTTCATAAAACTCAAGAACGTGCTGAAAAAATGTTTAAAGATCCTCATACAGTGCTTAAAAGAAATAAAGGCGATAAAACATCTTTTGTGTTTAAGGACAAAGAATTGAACGAAGCTTGGATAGACGTCGAGGGTGCAAAACTTAAAAGGCATTCCGAACACTTGTCGGGAGCTATTATGTCTCAACATAAAGATCTTAATGAACCTTCTAACCAATCTATATCTGCAAAGTCCTTAGATGATACTAAGAAGACTGCTGAACAGATGTTGAACGCAGAAGAGCCTTGGAGAAAATCTATAGGTAAAGAGTTAATGGATAAACACTCTAAAGATAAGCAAACTTTTAAAGATTTTAATAAGAGAAAAATTGGACTTAAAAGTATATAATTTCAATGAACATTAACAGCAATCTAACGAACGATAATCTACTTTTATATGCTGCCAAATTCTATGATAATTCCAACTGTGAATGTATAGAAGAGTTTTATAACGATTTAGCTGTCCCTCTACATATTAAAAAACTACTAACCAGATATACTTCAGGATCAGATCTCAAAGAAAGACTGATCCTGAATCATTTTATAAGTTTCTTAAACGTTTTCCCTGTAATAGTTGCTACCAAGCTACTTTTTCTAAGATTAGATCAAAAACATTATCCTCAAATAAAAACAGTTCTCACTTATCTCAATAGATGTCCTTCCGAAGTTTTAGTAAACTCTAATATTATAAATATAGATATATTAGATATAGACTATAAACTATTGGATAAGTTGAATAAATGTTAGATGAGAATTTTACAGCTGGTATAGATATGCCAGATAAAAAATTGAATTTAAAAGAAGACGAAATATACTCACCGGACAGTGAGTATTGTGGAGATCCTGTGTTCCATTGTGACTCTGATACATATTTTAAATCTATCAAAGGCAAGAAGCCTTATGTGAGATTTAAAACATATCTCGGAGAAGACGAACTAGGTCATAAAATAAGATCATATGCTACAAAAAATCCAAGCAAGTCTATTATACTAAAAGATAGTTCAACTGGAAGTATGATTTATTTTAGAAGGAAGAAATAATGAGCAGCACTGTAGAAGATCTTCAGAAATCTGTAGATAGAATTGACAGAGACGTCACAGAAGTTAAAAAAGAAGTTCAAGGAATTATAAGCAGTCAAGAGCTTGGTGCTTATAAAAACGAAGTTCTTGTTAAAAGCTTGGAAAAAATCGAACAGAAACTTATAAATATACAAGATGAAGTTTCTAGCTTCAAGGGAGACCTGAAAACAGAAGTCTCTACAGCTAAAGACAATATGAGAAAAGAGTCTTATAATAGTTTTGTTACTAAAGATCAATTTGCTCCAGTCAAGAACGTTGTGTTCGGCTTAGTAGCGTTGATTTTAATAGCTGTAATTACAGCTTGGTTAGCTATAACTATTGTTAAGCCTACTCCATAACCAACGAGGTATATTATTAGGTAAAATGTTAGAAATTATCATAACAGCTTTAAACAACTTTATACAGGAGATGTTAAAGTATAAAATTCTATCAGCTTTAATGTTGTTCTTGTATGTATCTGTAATATTCATAACAGTATCTGTTGTTTGTATATATAAAGATAACGTCAATCAGGAAGATAGAATTTTAGTATTAGAAAGAAATTAGCATGATATTCTTGACAATCCTTAACAATTTGAAGACTTTTAAGTATCTTTATATTATTGGATTATATGCTTTCACTATTCTATCGTTCGTTACATATTACTATTATTCTCAAAATAAAATAAAAGATTTAAAACCGTTTAAAACTCAATATGAAAATCTAGTCGTTAAATACAATACTGATATATCTTACTTGAAAGCTACTTACGATAAACAACTAGAGACGGAGAGAGATGGTTTTGCATCTTACAAGAAACAGTGCAATACTCTTCAAAAACTAGATAAGGCCTCTAAAGCCAATCCTACAAAAGTTGAAAAGTTGATTAATAAAGCTTCTCAAAAAAGAATGGATTGTTTTGCAGCAGCAACAGGAAACAAGGACAAGGTAAATGATCTCTGTAAAGACTATGATAAAAAATAGTGTTATTTTGTGTTTTACGCTGTTTCTAGTAGGGTGTTCCTGGTTTCAGGTAGATAGACCTACCGAAACAGTTCTATCGCACAATTTGCCAGCTCCTTTAGAATTAAATAGTGTTGAATGGAAAGTTATTCAATACAACAATCTAACATACTATTCTTTAGACTCTCAAAACTTCACAAATCTTTCTTTAAACATGCAAGAGGTACAAGATCGCTTGCATCTTTATAACACTTTGTTAGAATCTCAAAATAAAGCTGTTGACATTTCGACGAAATAAATATATTATTATATTTCATAAGAACTAAATCCATCATGTCTACGATATAATACGCTTTGGCAGAAGCTAAAAAGGAGATGAAGAATCTTCACTGCCTCCTTTTTATAATATAAAGATAATAAGACGTTTAGAAGAACTGATGACTGTTACGTACAAGCACATCTAAGTCTGGAGATCTCTTTTTATGGATCGAACTTTGGAAACCAGTAAACGTTAAAGAGATTCATGAGCTCGTCCTTATTATCTTTATATTATAATGCTCCCATAGCTCAATCGGATAGAGCAACGCACTTCTAATGCGTAGGTTGGGGATTCGATTTCCTCTGGGAGTACCATAGAATTGTCGATGAAGATTGATCATCTTCTATTCACGACATGGGGTTGGTCTGTTATCCCTATAATACTACAACCGAAGCAGAATGATCAAGATAATGTCTTGGTAGCTCAACTATGCTATAGCTACAGAAAGAGTCGCTCTCTTACTAAAAATAGCATTGTATGATAG